TGGGTTTTTACCGTCCATGTTAGGGATAATTGTTCCGTCAGTTTTTGGAATAAATAGCTCAGGGCCTTGCTCTCCAACAATGTAAGGTGTTTTATTTCCTACAGGTCCGCCTTCAGCTTTTCCTGGAAGCAGCTTTCCAAGTAGGGCTGTAAGAAAGCCCATAACACTGTTTCCAATACCGCCACCGGCGCCACCAGCAGTTTGTAGCATAGCAGCCATCATATTAAATATTTTTAATGGTCCACCTAAAGGACCCAACGCGGCGTCAGCAGTTAAAGCGCCTTGAGCAAACGTGTTAAGAGTAGTTTGAACGCCTGTATAGCCAAAAGCACCCATGTTAGATACTTGACCTAAACCTTGAGTTCCTAAAGCTTCTTTTCTTTGTTTTGTTTGGACAGCTTTTGTTGTCATTCCAGAAGATAGTGCGCCTTCGCTTGTGATAGCCGCTCCACCAGTTTTAGCTTTGTAAATAAGACCATTTTTAATTGCTGTATAAACTAAAGGATCATCACCAAATAGATTTTGAACCATAGAGTCCATAGAGTTACCAGGTTGAAAAGCAATTAACATCTGCTCTTCAGTGATGGCGCCTCTGCCGTCTTTAGAAACATCTCTAGTAATTTTTTTCCATAAATCATCAATGATTACATCCATTGGCTTCATATTGCCTTGTTCATCACGGATGTTAATGCCAACACCTTTAAGCATGTTTACTGAACGTGCGCGTTGCATACCGCCGTAAGCTCTAGTTGTTCCCTCTAAACCCATACCAGGAACTAAGTTAGAAACATTAGAAATACCAGACATAACACTGCCGCCAAATTGGCCGTCAGTTCCAGCTCTTTGCATAAAGTTAGGGCCGTTAATTCCGTAGCTTTGAGCTGCAGCAAACGCTCTAAACGCATCCATAGGGTCGTTTGCTCCGCCACCCTTAGCCATCTCAGTAGCAGATCGACGAGCATATTCATAGCGACTTCCGCCACCTGTACCAAATGCTGCTTGGTCAAATGTGAGTCCTGGGTCTTTTGGCATAAATGCTGCCGTACGTTGCATAAGGAGTTGTGCCTCAACCATGTCAGAGGTTGCCTGCGCCCCCATTAGAGCAGTTCCAGCTCCATACAGGATTGCACCTGTTTTATTTTGTGAGACGTAGTCAGACAGGTTGCGGAACATTCCGCCACCGCCACCGCCTCCACCGTATCCCCCACCGCCACCAGGAGGGACTACAAGCTGGCCTCCGCCACCCTGTCCACCGCCAATTGCGGTTTGTGCAGGGGAGCTAAATACTTGGTTGTTACTTGGCTGCTGTTGCTGACCAAAGTTTGGGTCTGGTGCAATCTTGCTAGAAGACTGCATGCCAGAGCCACTTTTAACTAAGCTTCCAGCCCTTGAACCAGCAGTTTGTATAACTTGCCCAAGGCTTGTCCACTCTTGTTTTAACCGCGCAGTCTCTTGAATAGAGCTAGAAATACCGCTTTTAAGGTCGGTAAGTACGGCAGATGTGCGTGAGGGTAAATTCATACCGCTTTTGCTATCAGCCATTACTAACTCCTTCCGTTATAACGTAAAGCTCTTTCTAGCCAATTTACTCTTTCTCTTACAGATAGCTCTCTAATTTCAGTTAGAGTCCATCCAATAAAAGAACGAGTTAAAATCTCGTATTGATCTAACAAACCAGTGTATTCAGGAATATCAGAGTTGAAACAAATCAAGCAAGCTGAGTGGTAGATTCATATCTTCTCCACATGCCCTGCAAGCTTTCTTCACCTCCCCAAGGCGTGGGCCTGGGTTGTTATCAATAATCTCATCGACGATATTTGCACGATCAGTCATGCCCAAAGACAAAACTGTGTTAGCGCCCATAGATGGGGCACCGTTTACAGAGAGTACGCACCCAGATAACAGCAGAGTGTTAATCTCTGCGGCAGTCTTATCTGCGTTGTCCATAAGTTTCTTTTGAACTAAGCCTGTAGGAAGTGCAACACCTACCGGGCCTTTCTTTGTTTCAACTATCCAAGTGCGGCCCTTTGACGAATCAAGTGGGCGAACTGGGATGTCTTCAGATAAAACAACCACAATCTCTTGGTCCTCGTTGCAGGCGTAGCAGTGAGCCATTGCCTTTAATTCATCACCAAAAGTAACTTTACGGATACCTAACAAGATTGCGTCTCTGTCTCCAGATAACAAGTTGTCTAACATATCTTTAGTGGCGTCTTCTGTTCCAACTTTTACAAGACCTCGTTGAAGCAAAACACCTAGAGCTTTAGCTTTTGACCCAGCTTTAGAAATTGCTTCTTCGTCAGCTCCATTGAGCTCTCGCACTTCTGCGGTTTTAACAACAGTGCCGTCCTGGGAGACGTAGCCCCCAGGAAGGTCAACTGTCGTGTCGGAAGGTGCCCGAGAAGTAATTACCTTCTCGGGCTCTTCCATAGCTTGCTGAGCGAATTGTGATACTAACTCGGCATCTGTGATGACTTGTGACATGTATTTTGCTCCTTATTAATAAATTATCCAGCAGTTGCTAGATTAGTTCTTTCTACTGGTGTTCCCTCACCGTTTGTAAAGAATACAGATAGCCCTTCGTGGACTAGTTGCATTGACTCAAATAGGATTGCTCCATCGTTTGCGGTTAGATCACTATAGTTTAGTGATGTAATCCACGCATTACGGATGTCAAATCCCATACGAGGAACGTTACTTGCAGTGTTTGGGTGGTCCATTACAAAGATCTTCATGTTAACACGGAAACCTTTTGCACCAGCTGCTCCGCTGTTACCTGCAGCTAGCCCATCTCCGGCAACTGCTGCAAAAAGGCCACGCATCCAGGTCATTGCCTGATCGTTTCCGTAAAGGGCACCACGTTGCAGTGAAATTGGGCTAAATGTAGTCATACCAGGGACCTGGTGGACTGTTGTGTTGTATCCGCCTTCACGGTATGGGATGTTTTGAGTTGTAATGTTTAATCCGCTGATAGATGTAAATCCACCAACCCAACCTGTTGACAAAGAGCCTGTAGGCGCTGCGTTTGTTGAGATTAACTTATTGTTAAATACTCCGTCACCGCCTGCAGAGCTAAATTCACATTGGAACCGAAACGAGCGTAACGGATCAGACGCCAACGTGGAGTATGTACCTATTTTTGTATTTGGCATGTTTATTTATCTCCTTTACGCCACAGTAACGGTAGTGTTACCGTTGAACTGACCGATTTTAATAACCACAAATTCTGCTGGACGCTGAAGGGCTACACCAATTTCAATGTGTAGTTCTCCGTTATCAATTAGCCCTTGTGGGTTGATTGTTGCATCGCAGCGGACGTAGAACGCTTGCGCTGGTGATGCTCCGTACAAGCCGCCCTGTGACCAGAAATTAGTCAAGAAGCTGCCTAGTGTTGTTGTAACGCGACGCCATAGGAATGGGTCGTTTGGCTCAAATAGAGCAAACTCAGTAAGGTCTGTTGCAGCCTTACGTAAGTAGATTAATGTACGACGAACTGGAACATACTTGTCAACATATCCAGCCTTTAGAGTGCGAGCGCCCATAACTACAATGCCAGTGCCCGGCACAAACTTAATTGCGTTAACAGGTGCGGCTGAAGAGTTAGCAATATCTAGCTCTGCGTTAGTTAGCTTGATTACTGATACTGCTCCTGCAAGACGAGCTTGAAGACCAGCTGGTGCCTTGAAGACGCCACGAGAAGCATCTGTTGCTGCGTAGAGTCCTACTACAGCTCCACCTGCTCCTACTAGTCTTGTTTGACCAGTAGCTGCTCCTGCGCCTAGCGTAGGGTCTGCAATGTATAGACGTGGGTAATACACAGCTGCTTGTGAGGATGCTGTGTAAGAAGCAGTAAGGTTTAGCTGTGTGCTAGAAGTTGCTGGAGCACCTAGTGGTAAATCAACCCCACTGGATACTGCTGAGTCAATAACAACAAAAACGTCTCCGCGAGAAATTGCGTATGCAATAGCTGCGTTAACTGTTGTAGCATCAGTAAATCCTGGAACGTTTAGGATTAAAGACTGTAATACAGTATCAAAAGCTGTGTAAGTAGCTATTGATGTAACAGCATTTCCGTTGGCACCTGTAGATAGAGACTGATTAGTCACAACTGCTGGGTTCTTATTAGTTCCCGTTGTTGCTGATGCTAAATCTAGAGCTACAACATAGTTTGAGCTGTTGTTAATTACATTTGGCGCGTAACGTGTGTTAGTTGAAACCATTGAAAGATCTGTAAATCTTTCAACAATCTCTGCGGATGTAGAGCCGCCTTCGTAAATTGTAATATCAAATAGACCAGTAGTTGTTGAATCTGAGACCGATACG